CCCAGAGAATCCACGATCCGTTGTCAGCGTAGATCGTGAATGGGCGACGATGATCAAGAGTGATTGTTGGCATACGCAACAACTAGTCTGAGGAACTCACAGGCAATGATCTCGTAGACGAGTTTGCCGATGACACCGCCGACAGCCACAGATCCGGTCACGATGGCAGACCAGACCAAAGCGGCGTCCAGCGAGTTTGTGATAGTGCGAGGTTTCATTAGGATTGCGGTATATGAAACCCGATGAAGGCAGGAGCCATTGAGTACATGCCGAACTCGGAGTACGTGATGAACTGCTTGGCAGCTTCGGGTTCCGGTTTAGGATCGAGCAGGGGAGCGATGGCTCGGTCGATTGCTTCCAACAGATCCTGTGGATCTATCGTTTGGATTGTGTCACTTGCTGGGTGTATCATGTTTTTATTTGGGTTGGGTTTGTTTACTGGGTGGCAAGGTAGAGATCGCCCAGAAGCTGGGCGAAGCGGTAGAGACGAGTCAGCTCTTGGCAATACGCCAAGGCGGAGGAGCGATCGGGGAACGTGCTACCGACTTGTTGCTCGTAACCCGAGTTTTCTGAATGGACGACACGCCATGAGTTGGCGTCATCTTTAGTGACGAAGTACATACGATGTATTGTTTTATAGGTGGTGTATTAAACCTAGCTTATCAACGACAAGGCGTACGATGTCAACTTCGGACGACGAGGATAGACCGGATCTTCTGCAACCTTGTACTTGGAACGAGGTTGATAGCGTGGATGCCGGTCGGTCAGCGTCCGGTAGTATTCGGCGTGACGGACTTGTTGGTAGGAGCTTGGCGAGTACCAGCGGGTGGACTCGTCAGGCAATGCGACGAACTTGATTCCGAACTTACGGAACCGACGACGAAGCGTATCAGCTTTCATGGTATCTATTTATGGGTTGTGAGTCGATTAGCCGCTTCCGGCTAAGGACTCGCTGTTGTCTCAAAGATGGTCACTCGACCAACTCTGAAGTCTACGACCCGTGCTTGATCCCATCTTGGCAGACCTATCGGTCACATGGGTGCAGGGTCGCAGGGTTTCAAAGTTGCATTGTAGTGGGATGCCGTGCTGGTCATTACTGGTGCAGGGCATAAGGGACGTTGTTACCTAAATTACCAAGAGTTCGGGTTATGGAGTCGGGGAATAGATCGCCCGCAGGTCTCGCCGCTGTGATGGTTCTTCTGATGGTTCGACGGAGGGTATCTAAAAGTCTCACGACTAGCTGCATTCCTCATCCGGTCAGTCGAGCAGGTCATGGAGTGGGGATTTCTTGGCTTCGTCATAGCGTTAGCTACAAGTACTAATCTCGTCCCTGATCTCGCTACCTGACTGATCGTACATCGTCACAGAAGGGCTTCCGCCACCTCTAGTAAAGTCTGCATGCGACCCCTCGGTCGCTTGGGCTCAGGCATTGCAGATACCTGTTAGAATGTCTAAGAACAACTCTCAACTATTTGGTTGAGAAGGCGTTAGCCGCTTGCGGCTAATTCCTCGCTGGGATTTCGTTCCCTACTCTCCCAGCTATACTAATAATATAACAGAATAGTTGTTGGAAGTCAATAGTTATTACCTCATATTACATACTATTTTACCTCAATATTATACGCTTGATATTTGACTATTGACTCAACTAGTCGTGGTGTATTATCGTGCTACCCCACTATGCCAAAACCGCTAGACGTCCCATGGGACAAGATTAGAGAAGTCGCCGAAAAGGGTACTCCACTGGTCGATGTTGCCAAGCTGTTCAACATCTCCAAGGATTCTGTCCGGATGCGTTCTCAAAGAGAAAACTGGAACACGCCTAAGCGTGTGCAGAACAAGTTGAGCAAGGCAACGGGGATGCAGAGTAACAGGGCAGCAGAAAACGCTGCTCTTTCGGCACAGCTTTATGAGATCGAGTCGGGTCAAAATGTCGCAGATACAGCGTCAAAAAGTCTCGACTTTGACAAGGCGACCAAGGACTACCGAACCAAGGGTGTCCTGAAGATGGCGAAGTTACTGGACAGCACGATTATCGCTCCGCCGAGGACTTGGAAAGACTACGACATTGCAGACAAGATGATGCGTAGACTGCTCGGGATTGATGACAACGAGGGAAAATCCAACACGATCGTTCAGTTGCAGGTCGTCAATGATAGGCTCAAGTCTACCCTGTCCGAAGACATCATTGAGGGTGAAATGGTGGTCGAAAGTGTCACCGAGGTGTCACCAATCGAGGACGTACAGAGTAAAAATACGGATCTTGAATCCGTGAGCTGTTAGCCGCTTGCGGCTAAGGAACGCTTAAAATCAAAAGAAGCCCCCCGTAAGTAAAGCGAACGCACGGATGATAGTAAAAATGATAGTGACGCCGGAAAAAGGCACAAAAAAACCCTAGCACCGAAGTGCTAGGGTTGTTTTGATTACTTGGAAGCTGGCTTCTTGGTAGCCTTCTTTTCTTCCTTTTTCTTTACCCATGCCCGATAGAGGGCAACGGATTCTTGTTTCGGAGCGAGTTTCTCTGCAAGCTCCACAATCTGATTGATGATCCCGTCAGCGATCTTCACGCCCTTTGGGGCGGAAGCCCTACGGCGGAAGCCGAAGGAGATCAGCAACTCGGACACTCGCTGGTGAGCGATCTTGTGAACGCTCTCCAACTCTTTTGCAAGTGCTTTGCAGAACGTCTCCTTTTCAGAGTTGTCCATGTCAGCAAGTGCAACCTTCTTCTCTTCTCGGATCAGAGAAACCAGTGACACTCGATCGAGGGTCAGCTTCTCATATCCGGCGATGTTCAAGGCTAGGGATTTGATTGCTTTATTATTCATAACCAAAGGAGAGCGACCGCCGTGATGGCATCCTTTTGGGTTGTTACTCTCTCCATTGGTCTATGTAGAAAGCCGGTTTGAGCCATGCGTTAGCCACTAGCGGCTAACCCAGATCTGCTATACATAGAGGCAAGCCTCCCCCGCCGTGGGGTACAGGGTATAGGGGGTACAAACCGCGTGTTACTATTTACCGGGGGTTTGTAAAAAAATTTTCCCAAAAACGTGTTTAAAAGCCCGCAAACGAGTTTTGCCGTAATATACCGCTAACCAGCAATAAAAACTCGATGGCGGGGCCGCAGCGTTACGGCACGGGGCATTCCTGCAACCCTGTCACCCTGCAACCTTGGACACTGTACCCGGAGACAGGGTTACAGGGTAACAGGACGACAGGGTGGGTGGGGTGGATGTAGATGGATCAGAGAAACTTCCAACCCACCCCAGCTAAGTGGTTGATTTTTAAGTAGGATGAAGAGAAAGGGTGGATGGGGTGGATGTATTTTTATATTTTATATGAAGATTAATTATTATAAGGGAATAGGGTATATACACCTTTATATTTATATATATGGCCGGGTTTCAAAATCACCCACCCCACCCACCCCATCCACCCCAGCTGCGCTAGTCTCTGTCTTTCAGCAACTTAGCTGGGGTGTATCGGAAATTTCCTTTACCCACCCCAAAATTACACCCACCCCAATTCAAATGGTTCGAGTCAAAGACCGAACGGTTCAAATCAACCGGGTACCACGGTTACAATAAAAACAAGTTTATACGTTGTTTGGCTCAGGACACCGACGTGTATACAAAATGCCATTTTGTGTACACGTTTTCCAAATATGTCGCCAGTGACGCCATATTCTTTACACAAGCGAAATCTCATCGGTCCTAATCTTTTTTGCCACCAAGTCTTTCCAGATTAGATTTTCAATATAGTTGGATATTGACCGGCGTTCCATGGCAGCTGCCCTGCGGGCATCTTCTTTCATCTTGGGAGATAGCCTAAACCCGGTGAGTATTTTGATTTCAGGTTTTTGCATCCGGTTTGTGTATCAACTTACCAACAAACCACAACTATTTTATTGGTAAGTAGTTACACAAAGAAATACACCACTTATCAACCTGTTAACACTTTGATTACTTTTAAAATATCCATTGTAAGGGGCGAAAGATATGCGGGCTTGCTTTAATAGTTCCGGGCGTTTCCCCAAAAACCCCACTTCACGTAAACTAAGAATGTTTAGATGTTGTGTGTAATTGCACCCGTGGCAGACCCGATCGGGTCACCCGCATATCCTTCATAAATTACTCTGTTAGAACATAAGGGTCGAAAGTGTAGGTCTGGTATCCTTTGACCAGCTTTGGCTTGTCGATGATGTAGGGAGATAGGTTCTGCTCGATCACCTTATGAAGAAGTTTCCCGATGTTTCGGATTCCTCCTAGGCTCTGGATATGACGATCTACTCTGGCGTCTACGGCAGCTGACATGAGCTGAGTTACGTTCATGCGGCATAGCTCACCCTTCTTGTAGGCTCCCTTCTGTACGTCCATGATCGTCTCGATCATCTCGGCCAGACGGCTCTCCGGTTGCTCGCTGTTTGCCTCCTCGATCAGGTCGAGATGGTGAAAGCTCTTAATACCGAATCGGGTGTTACGGTTATCAATGACACGCTCATCGACCGGGTAATCGAGTATCCAGCGTAGGAAGAAAGGCAACTCCCTCAATACCCGGCTTTCGTTCTCCGAGTTCTTTCCTAGGAATGTCGGGTGGAAATCCGGGTTGATGCGGAACAACATGATCTTGTCCTTAATTGTTCCATCCATCGTTGGCAGAATCCGTAGCGACTCTGGATCGACGTTACAGCAGACGATGACCCTACCCTTGAAAGGTAGCTCGATGGAGTTCACGAACTTTGGCTCATAGCGGACGGTAGGCTTTGCAGCCATAGCCTTAAGCCTGAGAGCAAGCTCCTGCTTGGTCTTCATGTCTCCATTGGCTACTGCGTCGTCGCAAAGCCAGATAGCGTTGTGAGCCGCTTCTTCGTTGAAGTTGGTATTACCCAGAAGAATGTCCGCTGCGTCACAGCAACCACCCAGAGCTGCTCCGATTACCCAACGGCTTACGAAGCTTTTACCGGTATGCGGACCACCTGCGATGACAATCGACTGACCCTGTTGTGGGTCTCCTTCTAGGCTGCTCTTGTAGAGTCTCTGTAGCCACGGCATGAAAAACTCCCGTGCGGGTATGCCATTCTGGGACCCGTCGAAACAGTTCATAAAGTAGTCGTATAGCCACGGGAAGTTGGCAGGGTCTCCGTTGTCAGCCGGTTGCATGACCTGCTTGTTGGAGATATTGAGCAACCGTTTTCCGTTGAACACGACTAGCTTCTCCCGCTCAAAGAGGAGGGGAACCTTCATATCCACGTGCTTGTGGACTTGGATGTAGTGAAGGACGTCTTCGATCTCCGATACCAGCTTGCCCTTGCGGATCTTCGGTGAGCAGCCTGCTTTCTTTAGGTGCAGCTGAGCGTCGGTACGCTGGTAGTTCTTCCAGTAGCCCGGGGTGTAGAACTCAGTAGTGTAGACCCCATCACAGAACCAGAACATCTCGGAGATGCGGGCAGCTTTGTCCTGCTCGTACTTCTCGACAAAGCTGTTACCAAAAATTGCCCTCCATGGGACAAAGTTGCTGGGGGCACGATCGCTATAACAGACCATGCCATTAGCCGATACAGAACAGCTCCTATGGTTGACGAAAGGCTCAATCCAGAAGAGGGGGCCTACTGCACCTTCCATGAAGGTACCTACTGGCCAACGACCCGGGAACCTTGCTTCTACCTCGGCAGCGATTACGTCCATCGGGATCTCGATGTCTCCCGAGTCGATCTGTACCCGGCTGGCTGCTTCCATCATGCACAGGGCGATCAAAGAATCAGGTATTGGAACTGCACCAGTAACTTGTTGCCAGTTGGTTCCCATCTCGAAGTATTGGGTATCCTTCCAGCTAGACTCGTCGAATCCGGGGAGGGCACTTGAGACTTTAACCTTCTCGTTTAGTACCTTGAGGAACGCCTGAGTGAGGTCTGGATTGGATACGTTGACCGGGTTCTCGAAAGGAAACACCAGACGGCATTTACCCTGAGTAAAACTGTCTATGACCCAAGTAGGTAGATGAGCGCAGCTTGTGGGTAACTGCTGGATCATGCTCTTGGCATTTGGATTGTCATAATCCGCAATGATTCCGTGCATCAACCTAGGTGGGTTTTGGGATACCACACGACCCTGCGGGTTAAGTCCTTCCCAAGCTGAGATAAAATTTGAGTTGGTTGCCGCCGACCTGCACCAGTCGTTGTACTGGGCCTTCCCAGCTAAACTAGGGCGGGGGTTCGGAGTTGTGCTGAGTATAACGTCATCCGTTATAGCGGCGGTATGACTTACGAGATTTGGTAGGGAGAACAGCTTCATTTTTTGTAGACTTTTGAGATGGAACCTTCGGCGGAGAGTGGGAGTCCTTCGGCCCAATCTGGAGCCGTGGACATGATGGAAATGATTTGATTGAGCTTCTCTTGAGCCGATTCTTCGGGCACAAGACAGACAGCTTCGTCATGCACTCGCATGATGACGGGGATACTGGCTTTCTCGATTTCAGCACACTGGTGCATGAAAACTTCTCTTGCGGTACTTTGGACTAGGTTTTCACAAAGTACGCCTCCCCAAAATCCCAGCGGAATGAGCTTACCCTGACGTGAGATCGCAGCCATGAGCTTGTCACCTTCCTTTGTGACGTAGCGGTAATTCATTACCCGACCGGAAGGTAGCTCTAGCTTGAAGACTCGCTCCGGAACTCTGAGTGCTGAATCCATAGCAGACTCCAGACGTCTCCACAGGTCAGTTACCTTTGGGTTTTTGTTTCGGTAAAGAGCTGTAAGTCGCTTTGCTTCGCCCTCACGTACGTTCGCTACATCCTTAAACTTCTTGGCACCCATTCCGTAACCTAGCCCGAGTGCCAACTGCTTCATCATGTGACGCACATCCGGGGCAACTTTCTTCATGGAACCTTCTTCGTTCCAAATTCTCCAAGCTCTCGCTTGTGCTTCGTACAGATCTGGTATTTTCCTGATGTACTCTAGTGTCTGCTCATCGCCAGCCAGCCAGTGCAGGCAGCGTGGCTCGATCTGTGAAAGGTCGACAATAGCCAATGTATATCCCTCAGGTGCCTTGATCTTGGATCTGACGTCTACGCCAGCAACCAATCCTTTAGGAAGATTTTGTAAATTGAGCCCGGTGTCTCCTGAATCCCTGCCTGTATGGGCTCCGAAGTATTTTAACCCGTATGGCATCCAACCATCAGGGCGCATCCGTGTACGCATTGATTTTAGCGTGGCGAGATGCTTGGTAGCCCTTCTGTAATCCCTGACTGCACGTACCCAAGGGTATTTCTCGGCGTACTTCTCAAAGAACTCCTCAGCTTCTGGGTCATCCTTGGCAAATGAGGCAGGTGCAACCATCCCGTGCTTCAAGCACTCTTCTCGGATGGCGATTGGCGACAAGATAGCCATAGTCTCTCCCTTTTTGGCCTTGGAGGAGTCCCTGTGAGGCTCATCCTTCCACGGGATGCCCTGTTCTAGCTGCCAGAGGTCGGTTTCGAGCTTTATAATGTCTTTTTCGAGTCCTTCAGCGTCGATCGGAACCCCTCTGAAGCACATTTGACGGGTAATTTGACTGATTTCACGCTCGTGGTTTGGCCACTTGTGAGCATGCTGAAGCCATATATTTAGGCAGTTTTCGGCGTCTTTTAGGGCATATTCCTCCACTTCACGCCTAAAATCAGGCGTCATAGACTCCCACTTCTTACCTATCATCTTGTCACGGACATCTTTGGAAATCTCCATTCCAAGCAGGTACTTACTGGCCTCTTTGAGCGACCTTGGGTATCCGAGGAATGCAGTTAAATCAGCCGAGTCAAACCACTCTGCAATTTCGGTGACCGATTCGGTATTTCCGATACCAAGTTCCTGAAGCCGCATGAAGACAGGCCAGTCAAACCCCGTGTTGTGGGAGACCCAGCTCCAATCAGGGCCTGCAATTTGGCTCCAGTCGAAATCTTTTGGGTGGCCGACAAACTTGATGCCGGTATCGGTTGCAACGCTGACGAGATAGATCTCGGCTGCTTGTAAATAGTGGTGAACACCGAGAGTGGTAATACTGACTTCCCTGTCATAGTAAGTCTCGAAATCTACGGCTGCTGTTGACATTTGTTTTTAGAGAAAAATGAGGAACTCTTGGTAGTGTTCACCTAGAGGACAATGTAAAAGCCGGACCATCGTAAGTGCGGCGATCTTAAACCTCGGCCCGGGGTTCTCCCCCGGTTCCTAGTCCACCAAGAGTTCCAAATTGATTAGAAGTTTTTCAATCCCACCAAGAACTCAGCCTTGTCTGGATCGTTGTACTTCTTAGGCATTCCCGAAACGGGCACGTACCAGCTATTGGCGGCGTTCTTCTTCAGCTCGCTCTTGATGTGATACTCACCCAAGTGGAGTCCCGCTTTCAGCGTGTACACGCTGTCGGTGAAGATGCGCTTTGCCAGCGATGTATAAGCCGATGAGGCTACCGTGTAGACGGCTACGGCATAATGCTCGTCCTTGTACTGGAATGGGAATAGCTCAAGATCACCTTCGCCGGTATTTTCTGGAGCCTTGATAGCCAGAAGGAGATCAGCTACGGGCTGGAAGTAAGGCTTGTCGTTAACACCCCAAGTGGTTGTTCCTCCTAGGTTACGAACTTCCTCTTCAGAGTTTGCACGACGACCGAACTCATCGCTCCCGTATTCAACCTTCTCTTGGTAGTACTTGGAGTGTCCGAGGACGATCGCCACGAACTCATCACCGGGCTTTGCCAGTACAACCTGCTTCTCAAAAAGGAAACTTCCGGGAGGGAAGTCATCACAAAGTTTTCCCGACTTCTGAACGAGATTGACTCGAGGAAGTAGAATGTCTTCCCGGCTGATATTGGACTCGTTCTGGAACGAAGGAGTGGCAACCGCTACCTGCTGGTTAGAAGTAGTCGCTACTTCAAGTGTAACTTCGGTTGGGGTTTCGTTCTTAGGGGTTTCGACTTTAGAGCCCGCTTTGGGGTTAAAGGTTATAGCTGCCATAATTTTAGTGTGTTAGTTTGGTTGGGTGGTGGTGTATTAAACCTATTAAGCCTTGATTGGCTTTAGCAGGTGTACGACGCCCTCCTCACGGAGAGCACCGCTCTGTTTCAGAACGTCCTCTAGATGCTGTTTGGCTTCCGCCTTGTGGCCTCTAGGAGCACGTTCCGCAACAAATTTTTCAAGCTCGGGTACACTGACCCGGCTGCAAGCCAGTAAAAATTCTTCAATGGATACCATCTCTTTTACAGCCTCATAACCAAGCAAGGGGTTATCTACGGTTCTGGCTGTCCGTCTCTGATCAAGTTTATATCCGGCAATCTCAGATCCATCCTCGATAGCCTGACGAAGAAGTTCTTTCTTTGTTTCACTAGCCCATCCGTCCATGAGATTGGCCAACTTGTTGAGTTGTCCTTTCTCTTCTGGTGATCCATCCAGTGAAAGAGAAGCTGGTACAGGGAATCCAGCCTTCTGGCTGATTACCAAAGCCTTCTCTGCTAGTGCCTTACAGCGTCCCTGAGATGCACAATAGTCGCAGGTACCCTCTGAGGGGTTAAATTCTTCTGCCAACTTAGCCCGTGCAATAATGGTAGAAAGACGGAGACGTATTTTAGGTACGTCCGACCTCTTATAAACTGCACAGGAGATCTCCTGCCTGCGTGGCAATACTAGGTAGAAAGCCAGCTCAGTGATGTCGGGGAACTTTTGAAAGACTCCGAGCGTGTACGCTTGGACTTGTGCGTTTTCTTCTGCATCCTCGACTCCATTATAGCCTGTCTTCCAGTCATACATAACAGCCGTATTGTCGGAATACAGATCAAGTAGGTCACTCGTTCCAAAAGTGCTATGATCGCCCATTCGCATTGTAAGAGCGATTTCTTGATGAGAAGCCACGAGATTTGCAGACCCACCTTTCTCTCTTCGGGTGTGAGCCAGAAAAGCGAGGCACCACTCAGCGAGGGATCTTTCAACTTCGTCTGCGAGGAGAAAAGGTTCTTCTTTTTCAATCGCTTCGTGGATACGTGTTCCGGCTTCAGCGATTGGGTTCGACCCTGACCTGCCACGAAAAGAGGGACAGATTTCAAAATGCTTGAGGGATGATGGGCTAAATTCGGCATGGGGACGGGTCGAGGAATCCTTGTGGGTTACGATTTGAGTCATGATTTAAGGTTTTGGTAATGTCTTGGTAGTGGTCTGGTATATTACACCTGAAAACCCGGCGAGCAAGATATTTCATTTAGAGTCTTAAGATTTTTAATTTTCTTGACTACGGATTGCTGAACTTTTTCTTCCACAGTCCCAGCGGCGAATAAAATGCGTTGCATGGATGGCGTCTTACCACCGGCTCGATGCACACGACCAATGACTTGAATGATGTCTTTCTCATTCCAACTTGGACTTATAATCGCAGCACGTGGATGTTTACCCGTGACATCATGAAGGCTGATTCCAACGCCTCCTGCGGCTAGCTGGCAAAGGATGACACGGGAATCGTCATTTTGAAAAGTATCTATATTCAACTGTCTTCCTTCAGCGTTTTGATCTCCATGAATCCAAGCCAGAGCTACGTCGGCGAGCTTGGAACTCAGTGCCTCTAAGGTGGCTTTGAAGTTAACAAAAACGGCAATGCTTTTCCCTTCGGCTAGTAGATCTCGAACCATTTCAACGATAACCGGAACCTTGAGCAACTCGACACGTTGACGAGCACGGAGCTGTGCCACCAGTGCTTGTGCATTTTTATTTTTGCTATCGTCTTTCATGTTTTCCTCTAGCTCGGCCAGCTCGGCTTCCATTTCATCGTATATGTCTGCTATCTCATCCCCGAACTGCAACGGCTCCGTGATGATCTGAGTTTCTGCAAAGTGATCTGCAAGCTCTGCGGTGGTCATTCGGGCACAGCGGTGTGAGATAGCCTGTGCAATCGCTTCGATGTGGGATATCCCACCGGCAAACTCAAGTCCATTCCAGCGGTTTTTGACACACCCGTATTTCAAGCACCACTGCCAGAAGTTACCCAGCATGTGTGCTCCTAGCAACCATCCAGCGGCTCGCATTTGCAACGGAGAGCTGGCGATCGTGGCAGATAGCATGAGCACCGCATGGCGGTCTTTAGCTTCAATTAGCATCTTGGCATTCTGCGTTCCGACACCACTGCACTTGTGCGCCTCGTCAAAAATGATGAGTGAGGGAGGTATTGTCCAAACCCACTTTTTATTCTGCCATTTTCCGTAGGGGGTCTTTCCCTTGCGTAACTTCTCATAGTTGATAACTTGAGCAAGTACACCTCGATCCTTCAGCTCTCGCTCCCACGAAGGAATCACTGCTTTGGGGCAAACGACGAGCACGTTGCCATTAGCCCTAGCCGCAATCTCAGCTCCACAGATTGTTTTACCCGTTCCGGTCTCACTGCTATCCAGTGCCGAACCATATTTACTCAATACGTCGAGCAATCTGTCGACATGCTTTTCTTGCCTCAGGTAAAGGGTTTTCATTTGAATACCTTGCTTGGCGTCGCCAGCGGCTTTGGGGCATTATTGGGGCATAACGGGCGGCGGGTGCGGAATTTACGATTATCGTTTTCTTTTTCGTTAATTGGAATAACTAGGGTTGGTGATATTTCTACCCACATCCCAAGAGTAAATACCTCATCCCCCTCTTGTATCACCTCGTCAGGGCCAAGCTCTCGCCATTCGGAATTAGACACAAACTGTTCGGTGTTTTTATCCGTGTTCAATTCCGTGTTTTTATCGGCAGAATGTTCCTCTGGCGCGGGGGCAAGTGCGGCTTTTGCAAGAGTCCTGTAGTATGCCGTGCTGTCGTGGGTCGCTGTATCCTTGGAGATAAACTCTAGCGTCTGACGGAGCCTTTCGACCTCTTGCTCTTGTTTGAAGGAATACTGTTTCCATCTTTGTGCCTTTGATTGCTCATCCCTGTAGTGCTGATGCCAAGTATTTGCCTCCTCACGCCAAGTATTTTTATCCTCACGGAGCCTTGCTACCTCGTTGTTTTTCTCGGTAATTTCTTGATTCAAATTGTTCAATAAAGCTACAAGGCACTCTGCTTCATCGGAGTCGGCACACAGTATTTCATTCAGTCGTTCTCCTTCCTTTTCGTCCTCAAGAAGGGCTGAATTAAAAGTTTTGCAGACTTTCCAAGTCGGCGTTGGTGTGGTGTCGGGGTTCATTTGGTTAGTTGGTTGAGTTGTTCGCGATACCTATCGGCCAGTCTGTGAGCTGTGAAGGCGGTGAGCTTTGGGATTTGGAATGGAACTTTCTCTAGCTCAAAAAGGACTTTTTTCAGAAGCTCACGGAGCCTTGCGACCTCGTTGGTTTTCTCTGTCAGTTCTCGTTCTAGCTGGCGGGAGGTTTCTACTGGCACTACAAAGGCTTTTAAGCCCATTGCCTCGCAGGCCTCATCCGTCCTAGGCGTGTTGCTGATCGTTGTCATCTGTCGTAAGGACTCTGGATCGGGCACATCAGTGCAATGACGCCAGCGGCAAACAGAGCTTTCTGACACGCATCGCAATAGTGGGAAATCCCATACAGGTGAGCTACCGCTCCATTCGCAGCGGCACCCGCTACTTTTAGAGCCATAATCTCCGCATGACCTTCCTGATCGCAGATTGACTTGCACTTGTCGTAGCCCTCTCCGGGCTCACGAGGACACGTCTCTTGTGGTTTCCGGCAGTCATTGTGACCGATGTAGGGGTTACCCTTCCCATCGACAATGATGCAAGTGACCCGTTTTTTGGCGCAGCTCATTTTAACAAAACTCTCCTATTTTTCATGTGCCATTCTCTTGAGGGAGTTTTTCTGTCCTCTTTGCTTTTTATTTGTTTACGCAATTCTTCGATTTGCTCTTTAAGTTTTGCGATCTCTTTTACGGCATCGGCGTTCATGGCTCAAATCCCTCGATTTGCGATAGGCAACGGGCATACCCGGCAATGTCGGTGTAGTTGTCCCGTTTCGGCGAGTGGGCGTGACGAGCCAACTTTAACTGAATCATCAGTACTGCAACATCTGAGGCACTCAGGGGAGCCGTGGGATCTTTACGAACAGACAGATAAGCATTCCACAAGGCGGCGATTCGCTCATGGTTTGGCCTAGCGTGGTCGTAGTCTCTACGGCGATCCCCCGAGGTGCACTCAAGGGCTTCTTCTAGGATTCCTTTAGCGGATTCCATACATTGCAAATCCTAGCTTAGTCAGCTCCGTGAGGCTGATTTTCTTGGCTTTTTTCTTCGAGGATTTCGTTTTCGTGGTCGATCCGGATGTCTTCGAGGAGGTTGTAGTATCGGAGGTATGAGTCCGATTCTTTCCCGTGATGGCGTCCTGCGATTTCCATGTGGTGGGCAATGAGCGCACAGATGCGTTCACGCATTTCTTCTTGGCCTTGTTTGTACTGGGTGTTTTGCATTTTGGTGTTTTGGTTTTGGGTTTACTGCGGAAGATTGAATCGTAATTTTCTAAATATGCTTGGTTTGGGGGTCTTGTTACGTTGTGTGATGCGGAGTTTGCTATTTTCCAGTTTCTCTCTAATCGGTCGTTGCTCATTTTGTTGTTGGGTATGTGCGTTTTAGCCAGTCCAGCTCGGTGCGTTCCGGGTTCGGTTCGTACCAACCTTTCTTGCCGTAAATGTTTGAGATGCCATCGAAGTACTCCTCGTACATTCCGGCCACCTTCTCGTTGCTAAAGTTCTCAGCTGCCCACTGACGGCAGTTTTCGGGTTTAATCTGGTCAATATTCCGGCTTGCCCACGTGATATGCTCAAAAGTACGGCATCGGTATCCCGTAATCCCGTGTAGGTTGATCTCTCCAAAACAACCCCAATCCGTTGAAATAACCGGGGTCCCGGATAGCATTGCTTCTACCTGTGCACCCCCGAATGGCTCTCCGTATTGGCTCAGCAAAAAGAATCCCTTGGCTTTCGACATGAGTCGTTTCCGCATTTCTACGTCGGCGTAGCCAAGTACTTCTACGTGGTCTGGAGTTTTATCGTATCCCAGATCTTTTAAGCTCCCTTGCCCTGCAACCTTGAGTTTTGCACCAATGGCCTCAGTAGCTTGGATTGCGATGTGAAGCCCCTTGTTGACCCCAACTCGTCCTAGATGGAGGAAGTAGTCTTCCTTTTCGGAACAGAACTCAAATTCATCTAGGTCAAAGTAGTTTGGGATAACGGCGTCGTACCAAGAATAGTGGTCGCAAGTTGCGACCGCATTCATTCCATACCAAGCGGCATAAACCCACTGGCTTTCAAACACTCGGTAGGGGGCAAAAATACCACCGGGGTATCCAATCCCCGGTTCAACTACCAACATGTCTTTGTGAGCGTCTGCTACTGGTTTATGGCCACTTCCCCAGAAACAAAGTAGAAAGTCTTTGGGCTGTTTCCGTTTCTGGATTTCAAAAATTGCGTTGGCGTAAAAGGTTCTATAGGCGTGGTCGGTACAATCAAACTTGAACAAATTTTTTCTCCAGTCGTAGTCCCCGTAAGCAATCTTTAGGTCGTTATTGGTAGTTACCGTGACATGTTCATCGCACTGCACGTTGCTGTCTTCGTGCCCGTAATGGATGATAGTGTGCCCACGGGCTTTCATCATTTTGCAAAACTTTACGACCTTTTGGGTAAAGGCGCATGCAACGTAGTCGCTATTGCTTACTGTGTGGGGGACGCCCAAAATGTGAAATCGGTGTTTCATGCCTTGTGGATAAACACCGGCGTTCCTTCTCCGACATACGCTCCAGAGATGTTGAAATAGAAGAACTCGACCGCCTCATCCTCGGTCATCCCTTGTTTGACCAACTTCTTCCAGATCTTGTTGGCATCGTAAGCCAGCACGTTTGGTTGCCCACAGCGTTCGGCGAATCCGATGATGCAGTCGTCAAATCCGTCTGCGATCATCATTTCAGGTTCTAGTTGTTCTTTAATAGCGGCTCTCATTTGCGGTTAGGTTGCGGTGTATTACACCTGAGAAGAAGAATATGAATTGCATCGGCCTCATTATCGTCTTTCGGCTTATAGCCTAAGTCCACTGCTGCCTTGATCATCTCTTCTTTGGTGGCATTGCCTTTCTTAGTGGCAAATTTTTTGATCGTGCCGACTCCAATTCCCCCATATTCGATGGATTTGGCTTCGCACTCAGTCATCAAGATCGCCAGTAGTCCGCAGTAGCATTTGGCGGCGGCTCCACTAGACCAGCGCATGACTTCTTCAAAGACAATTACTTCAGGCTTTATCAGTTCAATTTGATCTCTGAGCCAAGAACGAAATTTCAGGAATCGCATCCCGGGACCTTCTCCTTTTTTTAAAGCAAAAGACTCGCTACCAGACGAAATCAAACCATTGGCTTTGTAAGCCCATCCGGTCTGAGTCGCTAAATCTAGTGCGAGTATGGCGTTCATACATTCAGCCTAGCTTTGACTCGTTTTGCGGCTGGGGAAGCTCCCTCGACCAACCATTTCATTACGTCTGATTCCAGAAACCTCTGCCTA